GGTCTTTAGCCGCCGCTTTTTCAGCGTCTGTTTGCTCCCATCCAAACCTACGGCCTAACCATGAGTTCCGTATCCAGTCAATTAAATCCATAAATAAATTTTTAATAACAACTGCCATGATTTTAAGGGAGGTGTAAGTCTGCATTACTACCCCTATCAATGTACCAAACAAATTTTGGAAAGTGCCCAGTAGAGTACCAACTATTAGCCGTATAGTAACCCCAATCCACCTATTAACAGTTGCGAATACTTCCGCCAAAGATTTAAACTCTGTGTGGCCATCTGTTATCATTTTAATAAAACTATTTAAAGCAGGAAGGAAAGTTATCTCTAAAACCTTAACAGTCTCTTTTACTACTCTGGTTATAACAGCCATCACTCCGACCCACTTTATTGACCATGCGATAGCCTGCCCTATACCACCCATCCCTCTAAATAATGTGCCCATCCCTAAAATGCCTATAGGCTTGTTCATAAACGCCCAAGCACCACGAGCACCTTGACCCATCCTAGCACCTAAGCCCATAGGATGGTTGTATGCCGCAGGCCCCACATTAACAGCAGGAGTAATATCTCTTGCGAATGCAAATCCCTGAGCGCCTTGCCCTGTACGGGTTAAAGGGTACACACGTCTGCCCATATTATCAGGATGTACCCCAGGGAATGGCCCACTATGCGCCCTGCCGGATGTAGTTGGCCCCCTATACCCTGGCATCGTAAATCTAACCCCCGGGTCTACTACAGTGCCCAAAACCCGTTGTGCCCCCACCCTACGACCGGTTACTGTATCGATATAACCAGCATTATGCCGCAAAGGTGTAGGGATTAGTTGCCCACTAGAAGATATAAAGCCTGCGGAAGTGAAACGGCCTGTAAATTGATTTACTCTACTAGGCGGTACTTTTTTATATCGACCTTCACCTAGGTATCTCCCAATAGTAGTATATCCTAACTGTTTCTGAGGAGTGCCAAGCAATCCGTAAGGGTAGAAAGGAGCAGCTTTACCAGCCACACCCGCACCCGCCATGCGCACCCCTGTCCTTATGCCCATCGCAGCAGAGATACTACGTAAAAGCATGGTTAAGTCACGTATAGCGACTGTCAAATTATTTAAGGAACCTCTTAGTGGCCCGTCATTTAACTTTAATGTTCTAGCGGCACTATCTCGTTTGGTAGCGGCTTTCGTAGCCACTTTGTCCTCTTGCTCTTCTAAAGAGAATGTTTTTTGCAGCCCTTTTATCCTAGCCAATACGCCCTTTTCAAAACTACCTAAAGGCTGCCCGCTAACTATCTTATTAATCGCCCTGCCCACCGAAAGCATAGAGATGAAACCATAGATGGTGCGGATTACAATTACCAACGCCGCCAACATCGCGGTGAAGGATATTGCCTGCTTTTGGAACCTTGGCATATCCTCAAACACACGTATAAACCGTTCCACCCCTTTAAGCATTAAAGCTACAGGTTTTTCCACAGACTGAAAAAACTTCACCTTCACACGTTCCGCTGTCGCCGCAATACTCTCAAGGATGGCAAAAGGCCTCTCTAAGGCTTCCTTATACTTAGCCTCAAAATCCTGTACACTTGTCCCATATTCCTCACGATATCTGCGCACTTCAGCAGGACTGGCATTAGCTAACTGTAGTGCAGTCGTGATTTCACGTTGCATAAACCCCGCCGCTGTCATTGTCTCGGGATTATTATAAGCCGTCTGCCGTTGCAACTTCCTGAAATTAACCCTGCGTGCCAACATCTGCATAAATGCTGTAGGGTCGCCCCCCGCACCCTCTTCAAATAACCTAGCAGCATTCTTATACCCCATAGATTGGGCTACTTTATTCAATTCCGAATGGCCGACTTCACTACGCTTGTAAATGCGCAGATATATGTTACGTAAAGCGGTAGATGCCTGAGAAGGATGTACACCGCCCTGTGTGGCTAATGCCAAAGCGATATTCATATTGGCAAACCGCTCAAACTTGTCGCCCACAGGAACAGATGCCGCCACAGCCGCAACCTGTGAAATAGTATTGGCGTACTCTCTCCATGACTGACGGCCTAATACAATGGTCTTATCCATTTCCGCCATTACACGATTAAAGTCCTTATGTGCAAACTTAAATGCGTTGATATTAGCGATAAAACCAGAAGACACATCTTCAGACTTAGCATCACCTGGGTGAGTTTTCTGCCCTTTTGCCAATGCTTCCTGAAATGCTTTAATAGCTCTAGGATTAGTTATCTGTGCCTGTGCTGCTTGATAGCCAGTAGCCGCCAACTCACTAGGCCGTATACGCATAGCCCGTGACACCTGCATCATGCTATCAGCTAATTTACTAAATTCATGGGAACTGATTTTTGCTGTCTGACGCATTTTCATCATGGCAGCGTCAAACTCGGCCCCTGTCTTAATAATGCTTCTTGTGGCCATAGCTATCGGTAGTGTGACAGCTAGGTTAAGACCAGCGGACATGCTGAATAAAGATTGGGCTTCCCGTCTAATATCGTGAGCTGCACGTTTAAAAGTACGAGAAGCACCCATCATAGCGCTATCAAATTGCGCCGTATCTGCCATTAGGGTAGTTCTAACTATACCTACATATCCTACTCCAACCATAGCAACTACCCTTTCTTTTTAACCCCAAACATCGCCTGTAAGATTTTGGCATTCCATTCATTGGTATCCATATTCTGTACGGGCTTCATTCTAGTAGATTTCTTAGGTAATGGCAACCTAAAATCTTCAATCTTTAACTTTCTCTTTCCATCACTCCATAATGAGGCCATCAAATGTCTGGTGATAGCATTTTGAGCATCGTTTACTTCAAAACCCCAAGGATTTATATTGTAAAATACCTGCCACATCCTGAATTCATCAAGTGACAAAGAGGCGTCCAGTTCCTCAACCGTCCGCCCCAATGCCAATGCTAACATAAACTTGAACTTATACTCACTGTTATTGGCGAAATTTGCTCTCGGCGGAAGCCAACTCCTTACTACCAAACATGTAGGTTTCATTAAACTTAGCCCAGAACTTTACAGAGAAGTCTACAGTACATATCTGTTTAAGCACCTCTTTATCGCTCTCTTCCACAAATAGCGGTTTACCATTCTCATCAGTGATAAGAGATGCCATAATATCAAGCTCTAAGTCATGATTATAATTGCTCTCTTCCCCATCCTTGCCCTCTAACCCCTTGACACGCTCCTCAAACTCCTTAAATTCTCCAGCAGTCAGCTGTTTTACATACAACACAGTATCATAATCCAGCTCTAGCTTTTTAGGGCGTTTGAAATAAGATTGGAAAGCATCTAAGTTTGTAAGTTTCATAAGTTATTCTTAACTCCAAGTAGGGCCTTTTTCTGTAATTACACGGCCAGCCCCAGTTCCGCTTATTTCTGTATTAGTCACGGTAATAGTACCTGACATCGTGGGAGCGGCTCCTACTTCCATCGACCCAGGAGTCAATGAACGTAAATAGCCGTAAAATGTAAGAGCACCCCAATTCGGGATACTGATAACAATAGTAGCATCTTTGTTTATAGGAGCACCAGCAAACACCGAGGGGTCGTAGTGGCAGTCAAAGCTACACTCCCCAATATCCTTCAAAGTCTGTGCCATCTTAGTGCGAAACTCCTGATTACCCAAAGTAGTAATATCAATAGCATCCCCACCATCCCACGCAGGCGGTGTGATGCTTACAGCATTAACTGTCCAAGCATTTCCTGCAGTAGGGGTGATGCTCATTGTCGTATTTGACGGTTCAAAAGCATTTTTGCCAATATCAGCCATAATAAACTCCTAATCTAAAGGTTCCTTTAATACCTAAACCATACTAAATCTCTAAGGATATGTCAAGCAGGTTTACGCATAACACGCATAACAATCGTATACATGTATTTATCCTCGTTGTTATAGGTTATCATTCTAGGGGGGGCTAAGGCAAAAGCAGACTCGTACCTTATACCATCCTCTGAAGTGTAACCTTTAATGTTTTTCTCAATGCAGTCCCGAATTGTATTTAACTTAGCTACACATACCCCAGGCCTGTCACCACGTATTTGAATCTCTACATGGTCTATCTCTAAAGCTATACCAGTTAGCCTTCGTACATATTCCCCACCCCTTGTATCACGGAAAATGTAACATTCAAATTTCCGTAAATCGTTGAAAGCCAAGGCGTAAAATAAATCCTCGCCTATCTTACCAAATTCGTGCTTGTGGCAAAATTCCATAAGTTCTTCTGCTGAGCTTTTCATGTTATAACCGCCTCACTTCCATATCCAAAGGATGTAAAGTTTCACCATACCTTCTAGCAGTATTCTCAAAAGTGCCTACTGCCTTAGCCGCCGAATGAGCAAAGGCATATGCGTTCCGAGACACCCTTGTATCAAAGTCCATCCCGCCTACATTGTATCCCGCTTTAGCGGTAGCCATTGCGTGGGTAATAGCTTTCTGTATCGCTCTCTTAATATTGAGGTGACTTTGCTGTTCAGTATCTTCCGCAGCTCTCTGCATGAAATGTGGCCCTTGTGGAGGGCCTTGTCTTGCCCCAAATACAGTAATACCTGGGTTTTTAATCGGCCAGTTGTAATCTACCCCTGAAGGCAAAAACTTCTTACCATAAGATGGATGTACGTCCATCTCAACAAAGTGAGCATAGGGGGTATCAGCTTGAACTGTACTCATTACCCCATGAGCACCTACTACATTCACACCAACAGCCTTAATACTTTTCAGCAGGTCATCCGTCTCTAACCCTTGTGGTACATATTCTCTAGCTTTGTCTGCTACCATCTCAGCGTTATCTCTAATGGCTGACCTAAGCATAGTTTGGGTAGTACGAGGTATAGCAGCTATTTGTGCATAACGCCTATCCCACCCCACACTCTTAACGGCGATTTGTATCCTCCCAACATCGTCTAAATGCTGGCGTAATTTCTTTTCATACCACCATCGCCGCCCTCTAAATGTGCCCCATTTACCTGCCATACCTGTTACCTAAATAAACTATTACCGCCGTCTTATTGTAGTTGGTAATGTCTTTGTTTCGTAAAGTAGGAGAAATTTCCACCCTTCGCACTACCCCAATATTAGGTAATGATTGTGGGTCGAAAATATCCCCTTTCAAATCAGCTAATTCACCCCTTATAAGTAAGTCCCCTACTGCTACCCGCCTATCCATCACTAGCTCTGCCCTGCAACGGAAAGATGTGCCATCTTCTTGAAATTGAGTGCTCTCTAAATCATCCCACCTACACTTTACCTCTTCGGGGGTGCTGTATGCCAGATAACCCCTGCCCGTATCACCTAATGATCGCCATAGGACAGCTTTATGGATTCTACATTGCTTAATTATCCGCATAACGTTTCCCCAAATAATTGATGCTTACTCTACGACTCGCTACTGTGCCATTGCTTAGCGCAAGTGCCTGTTGCCCGTATTTAGTCTGCTCGAATCCTAGCCCTACCTTGTATTGGAATGACTGCTGTACTTTGCCTACAATAGCTTCAGATGCTGTGGGGGTGTAGGTGATAGCAACAAAATGAGCGGCTAAATATAACTCTATCAGCTTCAACCTGTCTGGTAAAAATAGGGTGCTACCAGAATATAAATCTAACATCATAGTATGTGCATTATTGATAAAAATAGTAGAGTCCGTATCTTCATCTAGCTCTGCACAAATCTCTCTTAACTCTGCATCAGTTATCAGCGGTGTCTGTGTCATATGCCTTCTCCGTAAATCCCCTTGCCCGTTCTACTACGTTTAATCTAGCCGCACGGGTCGCATTAAAAATATCCGAATCGCCTCTCAATACCCCAAAATCAGGTATAGGTGCGTATGTAATCTTACTTGGTATATTAACAAGTCTGTTGAGTTCTGTCAATATACTAGCATTCCATCTGTAACCAAATAAAGGGGACTCGAATATGGGACAGCTGTAGTACCCAAATACATGAAAAGTACGAATGGGCATAAATATCCCAACACAATTTGGGAAGGTAGGGAATGGAGCCAGAATGCCCCCTGATATACCATCTTTGCGGTAAACCATCTTTGTAGCCACGTCACCCCACCCAATATCTTCCCTCGATAAGGTCATCACATCAGAAATATAGTATAGGTAATCCCCCTGAGCCCTTGCCGCTAAAATATTTAAAAGGTTGCTTATCCCTAAATTAGGTAGCATAAGATGGCGTATACCTTTATCATAGCAGTATTCTTGAAACCATGCAGCTGTCCTGTCTACATCTAGTATAGCACATAGTATCTCATATTCAGCCCCTATAGTAGCCTCTATAGTCTCGCACTGCTCTTTAAATCCATCCTGATTTTCAAAGGGTATCATTAGGATTGTTATCATCTCACACCTTTGAACCTCACATCACTAAAGTGACGTGATTCCTACTTCACAGACTTCGCAACCTCCATCTCCATAGGCGTAACTTCCTGTAGTTCCTACAGTAGTATTCTATTAATAAAAAAAGGGTGTTAGCCCGAAAGCCAACACCCCTATATGTCACGTAGTCACAATTAAGAACCGATAGAAGCACGAACAATACCGCTCATGCCGCCGCCATCCTTACGAATAAGCGGAACATAAATACCCGCAATCTTGTGTTCCATAACCCAGCCGCCAAGGCTCTGCCACTCAAAGTCACGCACAGGCATACCATTGATAATAGCAATGTTTTCTATGCGAGGCTCAATCAGAACAGCCTGATCTTTACCGTTGACAGTAGTGAAAATAGGACTGTACTTGATTGCCTCAAGGAAGCCAGTCTCCATCAGGCGGGTAGCGATGGTCTTGGGGTAGTTAGCCGTATAATCCTGTGCAAGAGCAGTCTCGTACTTTGCGGGGAGCCACAGAGTCAGTTTGCCATTACGGCGTTGACTGCGAGCAGCCTCAACCATAGCGGTCAAGTCAGCAAGAATACCCGCACCTGTATTCATCGGGTCATCCCATGCCTGTGTGAATAGCCCTGAATTAGTGGAGGTATCAATCGCTTTCACATCAGGACTGTCAAGCAGACCATACAGCGTATCACCACCAAACTTAAAGCTACCAGTACCAAGAACTGTCATGTTCTCGATATACTCTGTCACACAACGAGCAGCTTCAGCCGCCAAATATGTATCCATCTTCAGCCCCTTCCGGCGACTGGAAGCAAGAAACCGTGCGTCAACACGCCAGTTTTTACTTACAATCGGCAGGGGAATCGTTTTGGAGCCGTACTCAACACGGTCAGTGTCAGACTGCTTCAAGCCATCCATACTCAGGTCTGCACCGCTCAGCCCAGAAATGTTTTGCCACTCGTACTGCGTTGCCCCAAGGCCGTCCGCAATATTAATAACACAACCCTTCTCAATCAGCCAGTTGACAAAATTCAACTGAAGATCGCGCACACGGGCAATAGTCTCATCTATCTCTTTCCACTCTTCTTTGAAAAGAGTAGTATTAGTGGAGTTACCCACAAACTCTGCCTTAAACTTAGGCTGACCATCAGCATCAACACCGTCGGGAACAGTGATGTAAGCCTGATTGGCACGCATACCGGAGCCACAATAAGGGCGTGCCCGGTTAATATCACTGAAATCAGGAGCTCCGGCGACAGGTGCGCCATCAGTGTCCAGATTTACAGTCACAGGTTGAAAACTCAATGCCATAATCTCACCATATCCTTTCTAACTTAAACACGGAGAACACGCACAACCAACTGACGGTCAATACCGGTATCCGTAGACGCAACCGCAGTCTCGGCACGGAACAACGTTGTATCGTTGTTGCCAGGGCCAGCGTTAGCGGTCACAGTACCGTCCGTATGCGGCGACAGAAGAGCACCAACAGCAATCTCCTCTTCCGCTTTGCCATACACTACATACTTCTCGCCGGGCAACAGATACTTAACACGAATCAAGTCGCCAGTGGCGTACTTATCCGCAATAGTCTTGCCCTGCAGGGTATCCTCGATCACAATCTGCGGGGGGTAGTTGACATCCGCGCAAACTTTATAAGTCGGCAACGTGCTCGGTTTATCACCAATCGTCTGCCCACCAGAAGCTTGATAGACCAAAGTCCCAGGGGCAATAGTCTCCGCGTCTGAACTGGTATGGGCGAAATAACCTTCCTCCCACACCTCATTGAAACTGCGGACAATCACGCTTTTATTAGGAACTGCCATAGTTTTTTCTCCTTACCCAATATAGGGCTTTTCTTCATTCTTGTTTACGGCGACTGTGCCGCCGGGGCCGCCCATGCCACTCATATCAGCCTTGGCCGGAGCGGAAGCGGCTAGGGCTACAATCTTTTTAAGTGAACTTACCGGGAAAGCCTTCAGCTCATCCTCGGTAAATGTATTAGCATCATTGCTAGTGATAGCTGTAATAGCTTCTGCCCTAACCTGATGCAATAGTTCCATCGCTTCAAGTACCTCCTCATTAACCTCTGGCTCTACCACAATAGCGGAAGGCGCAGGATCAGTGACTACAGGCTCTACAACCTCGGAGGTGTTGGTCGCTGGTGTTTCAACTACAGGAGCAGTCTCCACAGGTTCAGTTTCTTTGCTCATATTTATCCCTATTGAACTTACCGGGGGGTATTCTACCTTTTGGAATACCTCAACCCCATCCCCGATAGTCAAGGCTCCTGTGTTTTCATCGAAACTATACTCATAGGCCACAAGTTTGCTGCCTACTTCTACCACAAATGACTCATCAAACACTTCCACAATATAATACCAATTGCCATCCACGTCACATTGGCCACCCATCTTTTTATAGAAGGCATTGCGCAATAGTCGCCGACGCTCATATATTGTTACTGAATTAGTGCCGAACATCACATTAATACGAGGAAACCCCGCCCCATCAGCCACGGAGAAGGCACCTGTCTCATCAGGCAGTAGGGCTAAATGGTCGGGGAGAAAATTAGTAGCTTTACCAGAGTAGTCTTTCCCATTAAAAGTGCCTGCCTCTTCTACCTTATCTAAAAATAATCCAGTGGACACCTCAAGGGTGTGCCCATTAGCTATAGCATCACGTACTTTCGGGAATTTGTCTAGTTTCTTCATATCCAACCAGACTTCAGATACCTGTTTAGTATCCGTATCCTTTGTGTACGTATCAAAAATAAAACCTATCTGATTCTCCTCCAAAACATCAGGAGAGTTGGCAGAAACAAACTGCCCGTCTTTCTTAGGATGCCCAACTGTAACAGGTCGGAAATTCCAACCAGGTGTACTGCGCTTTAACTCATCGGCAGGATACAATAGCCCATTCATCACAGTTTCTTTAGCCATGATGACAGGCCCGGTTAAATACGATTTACCATCCAGTACCTTCAACTGTAATGAATCCGCATTTATCCCGCTAGTTTTTAATGTAATCAAATTATTAGACATAATTATTCCTTTTGGTTACTACCTTACTAAATCCGTCACATCTTGTCAAGTATCAATTGACTCCCCAGTAGTTGCTACTGATTTCTTAGGCTCTGTGGTCTCTCTCTGTTTAATATTTAAGACCTCTCTCAACTTCACAAATTTATCCTCGTCGAAATCCTTAGCTCGGTTTTCCGCCTCTGCTACGCTGAATTTCCAAACGCTGGTCAGATAGTCCACAAAAGGCATGACAGCAAATAGCCCGCTAACAGCATATTTCTCAAGAGCATTAGTAAAATTAAGGGCTGATTCGCTGGTGTCTTTATCCGTCGGTATTTCCAGATCAGGCCAATAAATGTGGAATCTGTTATTACCCTGCAAAGGGGAGACTATCCTATTCCTTATGCAGAAAGATACAAAAGGACGTAAAATATCAGGCTCGGCAGTGTTTGTCCGCCTAATCTTAATCTGCTGTGCCCAGTTCTCCGCATCCTGTGTAGAAGCTAATTTACCCATCTCGGAGCCTGTTAGAATACGGCGAGGAATGCGAGAAGCTATAGCAATAATAGTCAGTTGAGCATCTAAATGGTCTTTAGGACTCGCTATTGAGGGGTTTAAGGGATTTGTCTTTACCCCTGTCAGCAACATAGCCCTGTCTAACCCCATAAAGTAGTTCTGTATCTCTTGGGTCATTGCCTTACGCTCTTCAGGGGTTAGATTAGCATCTGCATCTGCCTCAAAGCTAAACCCCTGATATGCACCACGCCAAAACATCTCCCCAGAACCAGCTACTATCTTCAGGATGTCAGTCATTCTATCGAACACCCTCTGCAATCTCGGTGTCCCATAAACAGTGCCGTTCATAGCATGGTCAGCAAAGTGGATTGTGCGGCTGTGGTGTACTAAGAAGGAGCCATCACCCGTCTCTCTAGGATTAAGTTTTTCTGCGGGAGTTATTTTATATAAGGTAGGAAGCATGTAACGAGGGCTCTGTGTGTTTGTCTCCCATTCCCTTATCTCTACCTCCCCCTCCATATAGGCCCGCATGTAAACAATATTGTGCTTCTTACGAATGGGTGTGAGGGGGTGCTCTAATGACTGATTGTCGTCCACCCCTATCACCAATAACCCAAACCGACCAATACCAGCTAAAATATCTAACCGCCTAAGATGTGCCACTACCTGTCGCTCACGCACTAAGTCGTTCCAATCATCTTCAAAACGTGTATTCGTGCTATCTTCAACCTCATATACCTCAGGAATTGTTATCCATGTATGATCGGGATACGTCTCAATAACACGAGCCGCTACATCCTGATAATTATATGCCTCCAGATAGTTCTCGAAACTAGGGGTAGTTGTATACCCCGCAACCTCCCTAATCTGTCGATGGCCACCAAATTGGCCGAACATACCAGCTTTCTTAGCAAATTCCATCCTGCCGCCTAAGCTGTTAGCAAAAAGGATGCGCCCTATCTCTTTCTGTAGGTATTCTCGCTGATTACTTGTTATCTGCTGTGTATTATCCATATATCTCCTAAAAAGATACCCATATATTACTATTTGTTTCAGATTCTGTCAATTACGGAATACCACGCATGTAGTTTGCCGTTTGTGCCACTTAACCCAGGATAGAAATTAGCCTGCCGCCTGCCTTTCTTATCGGTGTAAAGCCATAGCTCCCCTAATGATAAAGTCACCCATTTGCTCTTAGGCCAATTGTCTTTGTGTTGCCGTAATGCTGTGTCTACATCCTCCATGTGCCCACCTTCTTTCCGCTTTCCATTAAATGTCTCACTATCCATACCATTGCATCAAATCTATCGGGGCTATCCTCCCCCGATGCAGGTGCCCAAGATGTCATCTCGTCTTCTAAGTCTACAAATTGCCCTACCATGTGTAATCTACCTTTCTCGCAAGCTGTCGCTACTGGCTCAGCCCTAACCGCCTTGCCCCTCGTTGCCCTTACTGCTTTGTATGGTATTAACGGAGCTACTGTACGTAAGTTTGCTTCAACTAGGTCGCCCCCCTGATTTATCTCGGCAATCACTATGTTGGCTTCGTTCTTATGGTAGCAAGAAACTACCTCTCTAGCCCATTCCGCAGGTGTCCCTACCATACTAGCATCATCTAATATGTAGTAGTGGTCTTCATCACCTACCTTAGCTACACCTGCGGCTATTATTCCCGTGTGGTTGCTCCCATCGTGTGCAGTCACTGCAGGGTCTATACCTACACCAACAATCCTTAGGTTCGGTGCAACTTGTACTCTGTATTTAGATATATCAGTGTATTTGAATAGTGCCCCTTCCGCATCGTCCTGAAATTCCCCTTTTAAAAATCGCTGTCTCTCTCTTTCTGACAAACTCATTAGCTGCTGGTCAATGTAGTTTTCTGCTAAGTTCTCTAGGTTGTCGGTCGGATTCATACGCATACACCCATAAGTTTCTGGCAGTAGTAGCGGGGTGTTGTCGTTTGGTTGTATTTTCTGCATCCATACTTTGTAAGTCCAGTGCCGTTTGTTAGGAGGGTTGCAGTCAAAATAAAGTTTGTTGACTATCACAGGGTCTTTCTTAGCCAACCTAGTCTTAACAATGTTTATGGCATTCCAATCTAATTGGCTCGATTCGTTGAAGTAAATAGTGTTGTATTCGTTACCAAGTATCTTTTCTACCCGCTCACCATCATCTAACCCGCCTATCCATACTTCACTACCATTGGGTAAGGTGTAAAACCAGTCAACTTTGCTTAGCTTATAGGGTAGCCCAGGGTAAGCTAATCGCAGAATCTTGGGGATAGTGTCCATTACTAGTGACTGTTTAGCATGATTAAACCGTAACCTTAACATCAAATGTCGGGAACCTGGTGCCTTTAGTGCTCTAGTAAATACAGAGTAAACTAATAAGGCCGTTTTTCCTGATCTACTCCCACCAAAAAGTAGTACGTTGGTGATTGTGGGGTCAGCTAGTATCTCTAGGGCTTCTGTCTGCTTTGGTGTTAAAGTGAAGGTGCTCATAGTGCTAAATACTCCTGTGCTAGCGCCTTTGCGGCTATCTCACAATACCTCTCTTCTCGCTCAATTAACACACAACGCCTGCCCATCTGTTTGCATATTACCCCCGTTGTACCACTGCCCGCAAATATGTCCATCACTAACTCCCCCTTCTGACTACCTAAAGTTACCAGCTTAGCTAGTACAGGTAGCGGTTTTTGATTAGGATGCTGATTGTCTTGCCTGCATGGATGGACTATATACCTTGTTTTGTCATGATACCTACCAAATAACCGCCCTTTGCTCCACTTGTGTATTATGTATTCAGTGTCAGGTAAGTAGCCAACTCTACATAGCGGAATAGGATTGCTTTTGTGCCAAGTCAGTAGCATCCAGTTGCCTGACCCATTAGCCTGTCCTATCAGTTTTGGGACTTGAGTTAAACTACAAAAACTCATCCAATTATCAAACTTAGCTAAAATCTCAACGTTAAACCCCATATCCGTAAACCCAGCACTCTCTCGCTGATAGTTTCGGGTCTTGCCAAATAGTTTCATATTAGCCTCCATCGCTATCTCGTATGGAGGGTCAGTTAGTAGTAGGTCAGGTTTGGGTAATTCATCAATTAGCTCATAACTATCACCACAGTATAAAGTAACTAAATCATCCTGATAGTAGGGTGTCATAATGGCAGCTCCTTCTGGGCTAATGCCCCTCTCACTCTCTCTACAGCTTGGTCGTAGTAGCCTTTGTGTAATTCCATACCCACAAACTTGCGCCCCGTGTTCACGCAGGCCACCCCGGTCGTCCCGGACCCCATGCAGTTATCCAGAACCGTCTCGCCCGCGTTGGTGTAAGTGCGGATTAGGTACTCCATCAGGGCTACGGGCTTTTGGGTGGGGTGGATGCGGCCCTCTACGCCTCGGTTGTCGGCCTTGATCGAAAGCAGGTCTTGTGGGTAGCGCATCCCGTCGTCGCAGTGCGTCCAAACCCCATCCAAGCCGGGGCGGTAAATCTCCGTGGATTTGCCGTGATACGCCTTGTACGGCTTACCCTGCCACTTCTGCGGGTTATAGGTAGGTTGGGCGCGATAGAACACGCACACATCCTCAACCACTCGCAGCGGTCGCTTCTTGGCGTCCAGAAACCCCGTGATGCGGTTCACCTTGTTCCAAACCCAGCGATAGCGGAACTCGCGTGGGTTGCTCATCACCAGCGCAGCCGTGAATGGCATGGCTGCCGTCAGCACAATGGCCGCGTTCCGCTTCGCCACCCTGCGGTACTGCGCCCACAGTGGTTCAAACGGTATTACTGTGTCCCACTTGCAGGCCGTCGTGCCGTAGGGCAAGTCGCACAAGATCATGTCGACGCTGGCATCCGGCAGCCGCGCCATCAACTCTAAGCAGTCCCCATGTAGTAACCTAATATCCTCGTTCATCCTAGTAACTCCAGAAATATATACCAATAAGCGGAAAATACCGTGATCACCGTAATGCCAACCAAAGGATAGTACCTTTCATCGCATAAGTCAAATGCAGTATCAACTAAAGCTAGTACCACCAAATAATGCCATCATTGCTTGCATTGTATAACTAACCAGCAGAAAAACCAAATTACCCCAGCTAGTATGCAAACTAAGTAGCCGTAACGTAAATTATCCAATACCCCCATGCGTAACCATAGTGTAAGTGTCTCGCCTACCCAGTATGCCAATAACCCTATCACAGAACCTAATAGTACCAAAAATAGTATCATAAGGACACCAAAATACTAACTAACCCAGCTAAACAAAGTAGTAATACCACCATCAAGATAACTCTCATAAATCAGCCGCCCTCCCTGTTATGTTTATCGTTACAGCACCTTTACCATCATCATCCCCACTGTAACGCTGTGCCTCACGACCCCTTACAAATGTCCGTATAGCACTAACATCCGGCGGAAAATAAATATCCTCTTCAGTTGTCACTTGCTCAACTATAACACCATCTACCTCTTTAGTCACTACCTTCTTGGAAGGTACGCTGAAACCTAAAGCACGCTTCAGTAACATAGCCTCAGCATCTATAGTCCGACCATCAATACCACGCTGATAGGCCGCCTTTAATATAGGATGCTTGCGCATTAAATAATTAGCACTGCCCTTAACACCATTAAGACGTAACCCAATCTCTTCACACGTCATCCCCTCAGCACCAAAACGCTCAAATAAAGACAACATACGATCCATGCTGACTATACGAGTTAATCCACCATCACGATAACGAACTACCGACGACCCTTGATTGTACTTTTTTAGCTCTTTCATAACACTAATATAACATAGAAATATACCAAAAGCAACTGCAAAAATAATGTGGCTTTAAGTTTTTATGCACCACTTTGAAAAATTACCTAACCCGCATAAACCGTTGCAGCATAAGCACTTAGACCAAATGACTAATGCCAATAGAAAAAAAGACTTGACACACTTCCTAAATATTGCTAAAATTTATGCAATATAAGCCGTAAGGTAAAAACAAGTTTCACCAAACAGCTAAATGCAAAATAATTGCTACCAGCCTTAAAGCCTTAAATCTATAGCTTTAAACAACATAACTACAAAGTTTAAACAGGTTACATGAAAAATAAAAGCTTACGCTTTTCTTTTTTTTTTTGCTATTTTTTTTATTTTTCTTTTAGAGCTTTATATCCTCCCCCGCAGCCTAGCCGCTAAAGCAACTTTAATTAATAGCGGGTAGGTGGAGCTCATCAACAATTGTATACTTTAATATCTAAGACCTGTTGTACCTGTAAATAAAAAGGTTAAAAGCTAAAAAGGTTAAAAGCTAAAAAGGTGTTTTTTTGGCTTGAATCTCTAGTAAATTAGTAGTTTTTAAAGACGGAAGGATGTAAGGTGGATAAATAAGATAGATGGCGAGGTAAAAGACCTGAAAATGAGGACGTAAAAGGCTAAAATGGATAAAAGTGTAGTATTTCCGCTATCATACAAACTCTCAGGTGAAAAGAAGCCAAAAATACCGAAATTTGTCTTTTATATTTTTTTGGCTCCCCCTCGTTATACCCCTCCTCCCCGGCAGCGCATAGACTGTAGTACCACTGGAAGT